TTTATTATCAGACGCTACAGCAGGCGCAGCCTTCTACTCCCAGCGCAACTAGCTTTAATGAAAGCACTCTTGCTTTAGGTGGTCTTACGTCAGGGTGGTCTGAAAGCCAGCCAAGCGTTGAAATTAGCAGCTTATCAATTAAGGAGTGGTCATCAAAATACAAGGTAGAGTTTGACGCTCAGAATAATTCTACTATTACCTTCGCCACACCTAATGGTGCATTTCAAGTAACAGATGATTTAGAAAGTGATAACTATGTTGCTAACACTTCTGGCTGGAAGTTAGAGCGCGACACAGGTGACATTGAAGTAAACTCTGGTTTGTTTCGCGGTAACATTACGGTGCGCGGTGATATTACCTTTACAAACCAATCGCATACTAGAGCGCTCATTGGTGGCCCATTTGAGCATATTGATAGCTCAGGCACCATAAACAGCTACTTAGATGGCTCTGGGCTTTATGTGTTTGTGCTAATTGGCGCTGGTGGATCTGGCCAGCAAAGCGATACAGATGAGAGCAATCAGACTGCTGGCGGTGGTGGTGCTGGTGGTTGTTGTATCTTTGCATTTGATTGGGATGGATCAACTACGCTTTCCTTTGCAAAGGGAACTGGCGGTGTGTGGTCTGGGGGTTCTTCTGGCTCTGGCTCAGCATCAACATTTAGTTATAGCGGAAGCGTTATTGCAACAGCGAATGGCGGCGCTGGTGCGCCAGCACATACATCAAGCGGTGGCACAGCCAATGGGGGAACTACATCTTTTACAACAGGTGTTGTTACTTTCTTTTCAAGTGTTGGCAGAAATGGCGGCAGTTCAACAGTTACTGTTCGGCAGGCTGGTGCTGGTGCTGGTGTTGATTTCTTTGGTGATAACGGCGGCAATACGACAGGCTCTGAATATGCTGGCGTCGATGGGGGAAGCCCTTACGGCCAAACCCCTAGCACTGCTGACACTAGGTTAATTATGAATTTAAACCGCACATTCGGCTTTATAGGCGGTGAAGGCAAAACTAATAACAGTCCAACTGCGACAGTGACCGCTGGTGATGGTGGTCTGTTCTCAGGCGGTGGTTCAGTCAAGTCTACGGGTAGCGGCAATGCTGGCAATGGTGGCATCGGCGGCGGTGGTGGCGGCGCTAGGTGCGACAGCTCCCGCAATGCTGGTGATGGGGGTGCAGGCGCTTTGTTTTGGAGTAAGCTGTAACGGCTACTGTTGAGAAAAGATGATTAATTATAGATGCAGGTTATGGAGTAAAAAATGGGATACAAACTAGGAACACGTAGCTTACAGAACTTGTCAGGTGTGAACCCTGATATGCAAGCTGTGGTAAAAAGAGCAATAGAGATCACTGAAGTAGACTTCACAGTTATCGAAGGCATACGTCATATTGATCGTCAAAGACAGCTACTCAAAGAAGGTAAGTCAACTACTCTTAACTCAAGACACATCACAGGTCATGCTGTAGACATGGTTCCTTGGCCTGTAGATTGGGAAGACTTAGATAGGTTTGAAACTATGGCTAAAGCCATGAAGAATGCAGCAGAAGAGCTTGACATTTCCATCGTATGGGGTGGTGACTGGAAGAGCTTCTATGATGCCCCTCACTTTGAACTTGATCGTAAGAAGTACCCAGCATGAGTAGAGAAGAAGATAATTGGCACCTCTCTAGGAGTGTACCTATAACCCTTATCTTCGGTCTTATAGCTCAAGCAGCAGCTATAGTCTGGACTGTGTCTATGATGATGTCAGACATTGAACGTAATGGTGAAGAGATCATGCGTATGCAATCCAGACTAGCTAGTGTGGAGGACGCTACACAAAGACAAGCAATATCTATGGCCCGCATAGACGAAAACATTAAAGCAATCCGACAATCAGTAGAGAAAATGGCTAATGACCAGTAAGGATTGTTATGATAGACCCATTCACTGCCCTAGCCGCGGTAAAGAGTGCTGTCAGTGCAGGTAAAGAGCTTGTCTCAGTTACTAAACAAATTGGTGAGTTCTTTGATGGTGTCGATGAACTAAGGAACAACCACAATAAGAAAAAGAATAGTCTCTTCTCAGGTGATGATGAGAACAGTATGGAGACTTTCGTGAAGCTACAGAAGGCAAAGGATGCTGAAGAAGAGCTAAGAGCCATTGTGATAGCTACCAGAGGTTACTCCGCTTGGGGTGAGTTACAAGAAATAAGAGCTAGAACACGTAGGGAACGTAAAGAGAGAGAGGCTGCTGAGAAGCTCCGTAAGCAAGAGCTAGTGGAGAAGGTAGTTGTTATTGGGGGTACTCTGGTTGTATTGTCCATTATAACGGGCATAGGTGTACTTCTGATAATGTCATCAAAGGGGATGTTATAATGGGTTTAGAGGCTAAAGGTACTTTCCCCTTTCAGATGTATCAGATCCCTGAGTTTACAGCTACTACAGTGACTACAGCACCTACTCCCCCAGCTAAGGTTAGTGCTGATAAGCCAAAGGTTGTAGAGCCAGCTACACGTAGTGAGGTTACCATAAGGCTAGATAAGTACTGGCAAGAGAAGGCTGAAGAACTCTTAAACAGACAGAGAAGCATGGCTGAGATAGCCTACAGCCCAAATGGTAGGGTCGTAGCACCTATAGAGGTAGGTAAAATACTAGACGTAGAGGTTTGATATGGAAACTATACTAGCTTGGAAACTACTACCACGACTTATGATGGTAGTGATGACACTTATGTATATACGTGTAATAGAGTGGGGCATTAGTTTAGATGACTTAAGTACCCAACAGAGTGCTATGATTAGTGTCGTAAGTGGTGCTATGACTGGTACGATAGCCGTTTGGCTGGGGAGTGAAAAGAAATGATTGGTCAGATAATAGGTAGTGTAGTTGGTCTAGCAACAAGTGTGATCGACAGTAAGACACAGATTAAACTCACTGAGGCTGAGATAAAGAAGAAACAGCTTACAGGTGAGATAGACTGGGATCTAGCTGCTATAGAGGCTACAAAAAACTCATGGAAAGACGAATGGATAACCCTACTGTTCAGTATTCCCCTGATACTAGCCTTTTGTGGTGATTGGGGTAATGCTATAGTACAGGCTGGTTTTGCTGCACTTGAGACTATGCCAATATGGTATCAGTATTCCCTTGGTGGGATCGTCAGTGCATCCATAGGAATCAGATCAGTATCTAAATTCTTCGGTAAATAATAACAACAAAAAGACTACCCCAGACAAACTTAAGCCCCTGTATCCTTAGTTGGACGCAGGGGCTTTTTTCATTGTGTTATTGCTTTAAATGTACTGGTTAAAGACTTTAGTAGGTTACTCAGTGTAAAGTAAGCATAATCTACTTCTTGTTGTAGTTTATGTACCTTCCAGACCAAGTAGAGTGTAATACCTAAGTGTACTAAGTCTACTGACTGATCTAGGCTTATCATTTCTTACTCTCCACCTGTAGGAGCTTATCTAAATACCAGTTAGCCTTCTTAAGATCCTCTAAGCCATTCTTGTAGCGCCACCTATGAAGGTACTTAGCTATATTCCCTCGTAGGTAGCCTACAAACTCATCCTTGCTTAGGAAGTCCTCGATGTATTTGATACACTCAATAGTGCCTTGTCCGTAGTGTGGTGGACTGTTTACATTATCAGGTTCCATCTTACCTAAATCCCACTTAGCCATTATAGTCTCCTATGTTAAGTCTACAAGTTCACACGTATCCCCACTGCAAGCCATTGTTTGACTACCAGCAGTGTTATCTTCATTCTCATACTCTGAAAGTTCAGACCAGTCAATAGCCTTTGGCATAATAGATAACAATTCTTCGTAGTCCTCTTTAGTGCAGTCCTGATAGGGTGCTTGCTGGTAAGTATGATCTGAGTGAGGTAAGAACGATACCCCTGACATCTCATCAAAGTGTTCGTAAACAAATGCCCCTACAGCCATCCACTCAGCATCACGTACAGAGATCGTCACGCTAGGCTTATGCTCACACCATGAGCGTTGATACGTCAGCCACATCTCTAGTTGCTCTATGGCTGTCATATCGTTTCTAGTAACTGCCCCTACTGGTGATTTAATTGGGAAGCTAAAGACTGTAGTTGTGTCGCCCTTCATCACACATGGTTCGTTAGGTACACCCTTATCAATCATAAACTTCGTCAGCGGGTCCTTGTTATCTCCACGCACAGTACGAACATAGTAAGGGCTATGACGAGCATGGATGCCACTAGCAGAATCAACAAGTTGGGAGACAGTACCACTTGGTTTAACGCAACTGATAGCAGCAGAAGCAGGGATGTTAAGGCGTTCAGCCCACTCAGCATTCGTAGATATTGCAACATCTTTTAACCTTTCTAATGTTTTATCAAGACCAGCATTTTGACTGGTAGTTAATCTGTTGTCCATAATGCCCGTTAGGGATACACCT